CCGCAAAGCCTTTATTTTCCTAGGATTGCGCCATTATTTACGAAATCGTATGGAACTCCTTGATATACATAGTAGTTAAGCCAGTTGGAATAAAGTATATTGCCGTGAGACCTCCACTGTAAAAGCGGCTTTTGTGTATCATCATTGTCCGGATAATAATTCACCGGCATATCTATATCAAGCCCCTTATTCTTATCCCTTTCGTACTCATTGTGAAGAGTATATCTGTCATACTCAGGATGTCCCATCACAAAAATCTTCTTGCCGTCCTGGTCCATCAGAAGGAATACTCCGGCATCATCCGACTCCGCAAGTATGGTAAGCTCAGGATGCTTTAATATATCCTCCTTTAACACCTCGGTATGCCTTGAATGCGGTGCATAAAACACGTCATCGAAGCCTCTGACAAGCGGAATTTTTCTGTTCTTTACACGGTGCGCATACACACCAAACTTCTTCTTTGGAAGCACATGCTTTTGTATGCCGTAATGATAATACAATCCGGCCTGTGCACCCCAGCACAGATGAAGTGTGGAGAAAGCATGTGTTTTGCTCCACTCCATTATCCTGCATATTTCGTCCCAGTAGTCTACCTCCTCGTATTCCATCAGCTCAACCGGTGCCCCCGTGATTATCATGCCGTCAAAATATCTGTCCTTTATATCATCAAAGGTCTCGTAAAACTTGTTCAGATGACTGAGTGATGTGTGAGTGGCCTCGTGAGTAGATGTGGTCACAAACGTTACATTGACCTGTATAGGGGTATTTGACAGCGAGCGCAGTATCTGAAGCTCTGTGTCCTCCTTTAATGGCATGAGATTTACAATCGCAATCTCCAGCTGTCTGATGTTCTGATGTGATGCCCTGTTTTCGTCCATCACAAATATATTTTCTCTCTCAAGTATTTCCTTTACAGGTAAATCATTTTGTGTCTTTATAGGCATTTTATAACCTCTTTTCTAACGCCCAAACATCTCTATAAATGTATCCTCCGAGATGATAGGTATTCCTAATTCTTTTGCTTTTTTATTTTTTGATGAAGTAGATTCAGTGTCGTTGTTTACCAGATAGTCTGTCTTTTTTGACACGCTTCCTGTCACCTTACCGCCCTGTGACTCCACATAGGCCTTAAACTCGCTTCTGTTGGCAAAATCATGCACATCGCCTGTGATAACAAAGATCTTGCCGTTTAAGCTGCCCTCCGACATATCCTTTATATCGACCTTTTCTATGTCAAGCTCCTTAATCAGTGCTTCAAACATCGCGCTGTTTTTTGGATTTGCATACCATTCAAGTATGGAGCCTGACTTTTCCTGGCCTATACCGTCTATATCCACAAAATCTGTGGCGTTTCTCATCCTGTCCTTAAAGCCATCAAAGCCTATTGCGTTGACAATCTTCTTGCCTGCATCGGTACCTATAAGAGGTATACAGAGTGCAAATATCAGATTGACCGGGTGGACATGTCTGCTTTTTTCTATGGCAGTCTGCATATTCATGCACGATTTTTCTCCAAAGCCTTCCATGCTGCTTATCTTATCAAAATGCTCGGGCAGATGATATATGTCAGGGAACTGTTTTATGAATCCCTCATTTATAAATTTTAGCATTGTCTGTACCGAAAGTCCATCTATATCCATTCCGCTTTTGCTGACAAATCTTGAAAACTTTTTAACATTCTTGGCTGTACAGTCAGGATTTGTACAATGCAGCGTCTTCACACCGCTGTTTTTACTTACAAATATGCGTGTCGGATGATGACACACCGGACATTCCTTCGGTATCTCAACGGCTCCCACCGCATCCTTTACAGCTATGCATTTTGGAATAATCTTGTTGGCTTTTATCACGGAAAGGGTACACTCTTTTCCCACTCCAAGCCTTTCTATTTCAGTCAGATTGCAAAGCGAAGCTCTCGAAACCGTTGTGCCCTCTATCTGCACCGGCTCAAAAACAGCCACCGGCGATATTGTCGAAACCGCACACGACCACTCAATATAACGAAGCCTCGTATCTACAGCCTCATCCTGCCACTTGAAAGCAAAGCCGGCTCTCGTAGCATGATGCCCTGTGACGCTTCCGCCTGCAGCGTAGGCAGTGTCATCATAGCATATGACAAGTCCGTCTACAGGCACATCCATCCTGCCACTCTCGACATCCCTTGTCCAGCGTTTTACAGCATCCTCAAGGCCTGCCGCATCTGTTGCCTCCCTTTTGACAACATTGAATTTCATATCACTAAGATAGCTCATTCTGTCACCCCATGATATGATATCATCATCTATATGCACGAGTGTAAACGCATAAAACACTACATGTCTGCGCTTCACTTCTTCCACATCATCGAGATTTAATGTACCGGATGCAAGGTTCCTTGGATTGGCATATTTCTCATCATCGTCCTCGATTGTATCATTTAACAGCTTAAAATCCGTGTAGGAAATTGTCGCTTCCCCTCTTACAACCATATGTCCATTGTATGGTATCTCCTTTGGAAAGCCGCTTATGGCATCCTGTAAAAAGGTGATGTTACTTCCTACAGTTCCATTTCCTCTCGTCAGTATTTTCACAAGCCTGCCACCGTCATATGTGAGCACGAGTGTCAGTCCGTCAAGCTTCCATGAAAGCCAGATTGGCATATCACCTGCCCATTTCTTAAGTTCCTCAATACTCTTTGTCTTTGCAAGTGAAAGCGCCGGATACTCATGCGGCTCACGATTTCCAGCCTCTGCCTCATAGCCAGCATTCTGTGTCGGGCTGTCCGGACGGATATATCCTGTCTCTTTTTCAAGCTGTGTAAGCTCATCAAACATTGCATCCCACTCGTAGTTTGGCATGATTTCATCCGCACCGTTGTAGTAGGCTTTGGATGCGCGGTTAAGACTTTCAACAAGCTCATCTATCTTATCATTTAATTTATTATTCTCCAT